GTCCCCCCAAAGATGAAAACAATTATTAAATTTAGAGACTAAGTATCTTTTATAAGTCTAAGGATCCTGTTTGCCTTCACATACGTCTTGTATGATAGCAGAGCCACTGGTATTGATTCAGTTTCAATCTCCACAAACTTGGTCCAAAGTGTGTCTTTTGATATGCCAATCCTTGAACAGTATTCTTCGACCATGAATTCAGAGAATTCATCTAGACATTCTCCAGAATTTTGCTTGTTATACAACCATTGAAGCTTCCTCAAACAAGTTTCTTTCGCAATAACCGTTGGATCATCCTCTATGCAGTCTTTATATAACCAATTCCTAAGCTCTCTCAACATTTCTGTGTGATACTTCTTTGGCTCTTCAGAGAAAGACTCAAAGAAATCTGATATGTCAAATTCAGCAAATCCTTCATCTTCAAACACTTCCTCAGGCTTCTCAAGTAATTGAGTGAATTCTCTAAAATCTGATTCATCCGCCTTATATACGTCCTCCATGAATGCATCAAAATCAAATTCCTCTTTTTCATAATCATCAGACTCTGAAATTCCTCCATGAGCTGATTCCTTTGACTTCCGTATCAATTTAACGATATCAGATCTTGATCGTGTCAATAGATTCTCTTGATTGTTTAAGATGCTCATGTTGAACTTCACTGAATAGTTCAAATATACTATATCATCTGTTTTGAGTTCATATTGACCTTTCTCATTGACCTTAACACTAAACCATCCTTCCCTGATTGGTGTCAATGTGAAAGGAATTCGCCTAAAATTCAAGACAGGGGTCATAGCTTTGAAGCCTGAGACACATTCTCTGAAGGTTGAACCCATCCTATACAAGTCACCATGATCTATATACTGCTTCTCATAAGTCAGTTCAGAAAGGTCCCAATTAAGTTCCTGACATGCACTCTTCAATACACCAAAGAGGGTCCTAGTGTTCACTTGCTTCAATTGTACAAACTTATTTCCATTTTCTTCAACAACCATAAAATTGCAACCTCTCCCACTAACACCCATAATCAAGTCACCTTGCCATTGATTGTTTATTTTCTTTTGTTTTTGTATGTACCACATCACCAAGATTCCATTTTTCATGCAGAATGAATGAGCTTCTCTCACATGGAGACTTCTGAATGCCAACATGGTTAGTGATTTCTCATACTTTCTGGTCATCTTTCCAACAAAGGAAGTATCAGACAACAAAGATTTCATGAGCTTCACATCTTCATCAGTGACCTTTGCCCAGCCAAGTTGTTCTAAAACCACCAAATCAGTGAGTCTTAACAAATCATGCACTTTGTATCTCACATCATAGCTTTGCTCAAGTTGAACTATGTGATCATAAGAGCTAGACAATTTTACCATCGAGTTGAGTGTGTCATTCAAGCTCTTCGTCGTGAAACATGGCGATAAACACTTCATCGATGTTGTCTTATTCCTCTCAAATTTTGACATTAGCTTGGATATATAATCAGCTGGTTTCACATTGGCTTCAGAACAAAACGACAAGAAAGATGGATAGCTGTCCCATGTTATGTTTAATTTTTCTTTAAATTTTTCAGTTTCAAATTCATCACCTAATCTGATTGACAATGCTGAAAGAAAATGATTCTTGAATGAAGCTTGCTTATCAAACTTTCCACTCACTAATGCAAAGGTGACTGGCTTCAATCTATATGTCTTGCGAGGAATTATCTTCTTTATAACTGGCTCCGTTATTGTTGCATATACCTCATGAAAAGGAAGCCAATCTTCTACGCTGCCTTCAGATATCCTCATTTTCTTCATATATTCAGCATAGGTCACTTTTTCTTCCTCCTCTTTTGGTACACCTTCTGCGTTGGCAGGATGTTCATCATCGATTCTGACTTCATCACCCATGTTGGTTCTCCACATTTTCCCAGTTCTGAAAGCACCAGCTCTTCCATAGTATATTGCCTCAGATGTCCTTTTGAAAGCCAATCTAGCTCCTCTACCCATCAATTTCATAAAAATCTTGTACTTCAATTCCTGTGGGGTAGCCTCGTCTCTCATTGTGAACAAATGATCAAATGCTAACTTATCCTTCAGTAAGTCAAAATCAAATCCAACTTTCTTCTTCATTAACTGCAGCTGGCTTACAAAACCCTGTGGAATTCTCAATGGCTCTTTCTTAAAGAAAGAAAGGTAGTGTGCAAATTCCTCTGGAGAATCTTCATATTCTATCAAATTTTCAATTTTGTTCTCACCATAACATAATCCCAAGTTTTTCTTTCCTGATGGCGTTTTGGAAACACAATAGTTGTAGTACTCTGGTCCAAGTGCAACTGTCAATTCAGGTCTCATTACAGGATATACACCGAGATCATATGGATACTCTGATCTGTGACCACCTAAGATGACAGCTGGATCTGTTGGTCCTCCATCATATGAACCAAAAATCATTTCGAGGTGACTAGCATTGAGCTCATGAGCATACTGAATATCATCCAGACATGCCCCATTTTCATACAATTGTCGTATCCTTGAGAAGCTCTCAGCCACAGCATCAGTGAAAGAATCAGTCTTTATGACAGAGCAGGCAGCGAGTGAAAATTTCACAAGAGGAGTCAGTGACATTGTGTTTAGCATAAAGGTAGAATTGAATTCGTAGACAAAGTGACCAGTGGTTGCTTTTGGAGATAGATCCATTGCATGAAGCTTCCTTGACCATTCAGCACATAGACAGAGTGCCGTGTACTGCAGACCTGCGCTTGCAATGCTAGGATCAATAGCAATTATCTGACCCTTGTCATCTGAGCTTAGTCTTGTTCTTCTCTCAATGGCTTTTGGATACAGGTTGAGTTTCCTCCATCTTTCGAAAAGAGCCCATTCAAATGAATCACAGCCCAGAGCAAGTGCAGAACTAGTGTAATGAAATATTCCTTGCCCCATGTCTGATGTCAATGTAATTGAAGTTTTCCCGAATTTCAAGTAATTTTGCTTCAGAACATCCAAATGATTTCCATGTTCCTTGTCCGGATACTTGTCCCACATTCTCACCAATTCTTTGGGCAGTTCAACTCTCTTATCACAATGTGACATGATGACAGATTCACAAATTTTGGAACTGAGTGGATCATGCTTCCCAGTCTTAAAGATAGGCAGAAATATTGTCGGAATAAACTTTTGGCACCATGTTGACATGTCATCAGAATTCTTAATGATTAACAGATCCTTTTCTCTTGGAAATGCTTTCAAAACACTATCATGGTCTTGTTTCATATATACTTGCTTATTCCTTCCTTCTGTCAACATTTCTCTCTCGTCCATCTCACATATCTGTCTTGATAAAGTCTCAACGAAGTTGATTATGATTCTGGCAATCATACGTAATATTAGAATCTCGCGAGTTCCTCCCCATTGATTCTTCTTGAAAATCTGGATCACTATATCAACAAATCCGCCTTTCGTTGTTAACTCTGCTATTAAGACATCTCTAACAGTCAGCATCCCAAGATTGGCTAATTGTGTCACAAACGCAATACATTTTGATCTCTCACCAAGCGTTTTCCATTGCATTGATTTATCTTTGTCTAGCTGATCTCTTATCTCCCACACTGAGGCTTTGAAAGTGGCAAATTCTGAGAGAGTTCTATTGAGTAGTTTCTTTGCCTTCTCTCCAAATTTCATCTCAATTTTCTCCTGTACAAGGCATGCACCTATTGACACAGCTCTTCTTGAGTGGTAATGTGATTCATGGCTGTTTGATTTGCAATGATTTAGGTCATCTTCAAATGTGTGAATTCCCATAATATGATTAGACTTCTGTTGTGGATTCCTTCTTTCCAACTCTTCATCCATCTTCAATTTCATTTTGTGCATCTTAATCATAATTTTAAAAGCATCATGTGTCTTGTTCTGCCTATTGACATTGTAGCAACAGCCAAGATACATTTCATTTATCAAGTACGAGATTGGAACCGATGCTCCTGGAGTGAACAATCTTGGCAATTTTCCTGATATACCCACCTCTGAATCCATGGTTGTACGCTTTTCCATTTTTAACATTTTCCTAAGATCTGACATGAGAACTTCAGAAACAAAAGATTTGACCTTCTGTAGGACATATGATTGGATAATTGAATTGACTCTATCAGGAAATTTCGAGATGACCTGGTGTGGCTTTCTATCTCCAATTGATTTCATCATTATATAGCGAGTATTTTCAATGGTCTGACTGGTTAATAACTTATCTTCGAGGAAAATCAAAGCTATGAGTTGAGAAGATTTCGATTCAAACTCATTCACTCTTGCATCCCTGGCTGTGATTCCACCAGTCTTCAATTGTGTTGATAAAACTCGGTATGTCAGCCTAAGTCTGTCAGCACATCTACACCAATGAGTCAGTCTTTCAGTGTCCACTGAGAGCCATTTTGATTCGAAATGGTTACCAACCGGCTGCCATTCCTGAGATAGTTCACTCTTTATTGAAGGAATTGTAGATACTATCTTCACAAACATGACATTGCTTTCTGTTCTTAATGGTGGGCCAGGAGCAGCAACCACCCAGATTCCTCTGAACCCAGAAGGAAACCACAAGAACTCACCACCTTTTCTCTTTTTCATCAAATTCATAACCATCTCAATTGATATCCTCTGATAAAAATCAATTAATGTTGCAAACATAGTTGTCTCATCTTCTGGATCTCCACCAAAATTTTCCAAGAAATCTTCCAAACATGGGATGTGCCATTGCTCTAGTCCTAGATGAGTTGGTGCCACTCTATCTTTCTCTTTCTGATCCTTCTTCAGCAGCTTTCTTCCTGGACCTTCCATCTGCATTGTCTCTTTCTCGAATGGCGTTATTTGTATGTTGTACATTCCCCTTTGTTTTGAATTAAAATGTGCGCCAAATCCACCAGCAAAATATGGAGTGTCTGATACTTCATCAAATCCAAGTCTGTTAAGAGGCTCAGCAGGACATCCAAGTTGTAAAATTTTCTTCACACGTTTGTTTGGCTTTGCTGAGAATGATGCACTTTCGTAGCTCTCCTGAAATAATTTGTATTCTTCAGGGCATTGTGTCAGTTTCGGAAATCTGTGGATTTTCGAGGGCCCTTCTGATTTGAGATGCTTGTCCAGTTCGCGGGACATTTTGTCAAGATATTCATCATCATTCATGACATCAAGATTCATTTGTGGCTGAGGAAGATTTCTATTCTCAAAGAACTTGCTGAAGTAACTGGAAGGTAGTGACATCTCAATTTCATCCACCTCCTCATCCTTGAACCCTAGTTGGATCAAATGAGTGTCAATCTCCCACAGCCTGAGTAACAGTGATTTCCTGTTCAAATCATCAATCATTTCAGGAGAACCATCCCAAATGAAATAATCAATCCGTGACTTCACACCAATTTCATTAGCAGCACGAATTGTTTTCTCATACTTTGCCTGTTTCAGCCTGATCATGAACTCTGTGTTCCTAGATATTGAAACTTCAACAATGTGAATATCACCATCAATGTCTGAATAGAGATCAGGGGTCTTCTCTATCCACTCTTCAACTGGAAAATGCTTTGATAGCAAGGAGACATCATTTGAGTAAAATCTACCTTCACTTGAGATAAATTTGTCCTTAAGGCTCTCTGTCAATGTGTTATGGAATTTCCTTCTAAACACACCATATAACACCTTTCCGCACTTTATCTCCTCTATATCAGGTTCTGTATCGTAATAACTGTTTATCATCTTTGGGGTGCT